TGCTAGGTTTTCCGTCCTGAAACTCTAACATATCCAATACCCTCTCCAACAGTTTCTTCATTTCAGGAGCCGCAGAAATCAACTTTAGATCCGCGTCAGTCCATTCCTCTTTCGGGTTCACTTGGTAATTATGCGCTGCCCTGAGATGCCCACACGTCAATGACCGAACCGCTTCCCACGGTCCAGATGTATGCTTACTTTCCATTTACCAAATGCTCCAGTAGATCGACGTAGACGACTCGTTCCTGTCCGGTACTATGCTCCACTTGAGCAGCAAGCTGCTCCCGGAAGCTGGCTTTCGTTACCTGTAGCGTAGCCAAAGAATCGGTTACCGATTCTTCATTCGGCACAGATAAGCTCTCTTGCCACTTAGGTGCTAACTCAGGGAAGCGTACCGCTTCATAGGAGCCGTCTGCGTAGACTAGCCCTAGTAGAGGTATGTGGTCCTGCTGTGCTGACGTGGTCGCAAATAGCGACCCGTGGTTCAAGAACTTACCAGCTTGCCATGCGATGTGGTTATCTCCTACGGCGATAAGATTGAAGTATTGCATCAGTTCCGTAGCCTTGCTGACGTTGCTCTCGTCGGTTACACCGACGTAGGCATTAGCAGCCGTTGCCCACATATATTTGTGGATCAAACAAATGGCAGGTACTCCCTCTAGAGCAGGCTCGCCCGGAGGCGAGTAGTGCTCCCAGGGCATACTGAACAAGGCTACGGCGTTCCGCATGTTGCCTATCACGCGCCAAGTGTTGGCCGGTATGTCGAAGACAACGCCGGCCTTCACTAGTGCGCCGTAGGCTCCTTGCATCCGGTCTTCGTAACGATGGTTGATGAGGTCGTGCTGACCGGGTATGACGTATAACTCGAAATCCTTGAGGGCGGAGATTGCCCAGGAAACAAGGGAGCTAGGCGTATCAGCACGATCAAAGAGATCGCCGGCGACGGCAATCGGGATGGACGGGTAGGCGGTACGGAGTTGATGGAACCGGGCTTCCATTACGTCGTACCAGGACTTCTCGGCCCGTGAAACGGGCACGGTGGACCGGAGGTGCCAGTCTGAAGTTGTGATTAAAATGGGAGTTTTCATGGTACTTTCGGTGTCTCCGGTAACGGCATCCAGTGAGTGCAGGGATACCATCCGTCGTGTGTTTCCATTGCGATAGCATCACCCTCTGTTTTGTGTCCTTCGTACCAACCAAACTCAACGTCGCCAAATCCTTCTTCGTCAACGTGGCAGCAGAACAAAACGTACTCGTGCTCTTTTGGTAGTTTTTCGGTTATCGGTATCCAGTTGTTCATTGTCTATCCTTACTGAGTTCGTACCAGATAAAAAAAGCATTGGCCAAGGAGTAGCACAACCACGCTCCTGCGTGCGGGTAATCCTTGTCCAAGTAGTTGCCCACGGCAACTATCAGATAGAGGACTATGGAAATTGCCATAGCTGCCGTGGTTAGGGTTGCTGTGCTCATACTTTACTCCGCAGTAAATCCGTCAATTTTAGTAAAACAACCGGCAGGATTTGCACCTGCGAATTTAGTCTTGTCGATCTGCCTAATGCTATCCGGCTTCGGTTGTTGGAACCCACCCACACCGTTCACACGGTGCCGGTTTACTTAATTCCCTGACCGATTCCTCGGTCTTCCGAATCCGGTTGTCTAAATCACCATAGGAAACCCCCCGGATCGTTTCGACGATCCCTTTGAGCACCGAAATCTTTTGTTTGGACGGAATTACTATAGCGTCCAATCCGGCCAACGTATCCAGAATTTGGCGATTTTTCGACATAATTTGGATGCCGGCTTCCTGGTGGTCGGATGCGATGACGGCTAATCTGTCTCGGTAGCTTCGCACCCCGATAAACCCCTCTAGCTTCGCGATTCTCGCGTCCAGAGACGGCAGTGAGTCAAAGGCCGCCTGGGCGGCCAGGATCGATTCTAGCCCCTGTTTTGTGGCTTTACGGGCATCCACCGCCGCTACATACGCTCGCATGGAGTCTAGGCACTGGATCTTGGTGTTTAGGAGCCGTATCGACCACGCATAAGTCTCGCATTCGGTATTCGCCATCGCCAAATCGGCACGCCGATTACTTAGCTCCGACTCTCGTTTCGCCAAATCCTGTAATTGCTTTAGCAATTCCTGCTTCCAGTCTAGGTTCTGGTACGGCAGCAAGTCAGTCTTGCATCGGATTAGCTTATGTTGTTCGTTTTCTATTAGAGTGCCTAATTTAGCAGACTGCGTCCGGAGCCAACTAATCGACTTGTCGATGTCGTCGAGAGCGACGATCTTGTTGATTTCCCTGGCTAACTGGCCGCCGGTCAACGCTAAAAGGAAAACGGAATCCATCTGACTTTGGAAATTGACTTCCGTTAGCATCAGACGATCTGATACTGCCTTCGGTTGCTGCTTGGCACAGGCTAGGAATTTCTCCTGTCCTACCTTGTAGCCGTATTCCTTGGCGTTCTTGAACCGGACAACGCCTCCCTGGGGCGTCAAGACGCCTACTTGGAGCGAGGTTTCGCCGTGGGTAATCAAGCCGGTGACGGATTCGTGCAAAGCGATGAATCGCAAAGCACGAATGATGGCCGACTTACCGGTGTCGGAGGCACCGACTACTACGTTAAGTCCTGAGTTTACCGTCAGCAACAAATCCCGGTGAGCCTGGAAATTGACTAGCTTGATCTGTCTAATCATAGGATTTCTCCGTATTGATAATAGCTCTGCTTCGGTAAATTCCTTGTCCAGAAGGCTTTTTGGAGCCCACATTCATACATCTGCAAGATCCCCAGGTCCAATTCGGCTAGGGAGTCGAGGCCGTTGTAGAGCATCAACTCCCGGCGGTTGGCTAAGTGAATCTTGTTTATGCCGTAGGTGTCAGAATCCTCGAAATACTTATCCACGTTGTGGGCATAAAACGCCTGTCCCAGGCGAGCAAACGCCTGAAACTTCAAACCGGCTACGCCCGGTTGCGGGTCGTGCATGTGGGCAGCGATCACGTTATCCCATACCCAATTCTTAACCGTTACCCCGTATTTCGTTCTCGACCATCGGTCTTCGAACTTCAGGTTAGCCGCTATCTTCCGGCAGTCGGAAGTCAGGTACGCCTTCCAGGCGTCTACTAAGGCATCCGTCATACTGAATGCTACGCACCTAGTCTCGTCTCCGACGAGCCACGCTACCGAAGCCGTATAGACTTTAGATGCCTGCCTCTCTGGCTTCAGGCTATTGGTTTCGTAGTCGAATGCCGTAAGCGGAGATAGGCTCGCCTCGGCGAGCAGTTCTTTGATCTCAGCTATCGACTCTGGCATCTGAACCATCTTGGCGTAGTCAGCTATGTGGTCGCCGTAGGGGCGACCCTCTAAATTGAATGCTTTCAGCATTTGGCGGGTATGGTAGATTTCGCTGACGGCTGGATTCTTACCTAACGCTATTCTGCCGATAGGGAATATCCAGGCATTCAGTTCCTTGCTCGGAATCCCTTGCCAGAACCACCGATCTGGCATCTCGGCATTCTGATCCCATAGCCAATGTACCATAGACTTCAGTGCTGTCTTCCCCCATATCAATACCTTCTCAGGTTGTAGGCGTTTGATCTCAGAGATTAGCAGTGGTTGGCAATGTTTCCAGGGCTCCTCTCCGACTGTGTCGGATTCGGAATAGCAGGCTTGGGCGGGAACGATCACTAATTCGCGTAGCGAATGTCCGATCTTCCGCAGATTGCCTTCTATCCGTTCGTATTGTGCCGGTGAGATGTTGCGGTCAGCACTAGGCTTATCGACCACTATGACGGCTTTAGCCGTCCCTGGTCTGGCTTTCTGCATCCCGTGGGTGCATTTGCGGAGCAGGCCACATGCTCCGCATGCCGGGGCTATCGGTTTGGATTTGGTGTGTTGGGTGAAAAATGTGAACATTATTTCCCGTGAACGCTAAGTGCCATAGATAACCGCATAGCAAAATCATCCCCGGCATTAGCCACTGTTCTCGTTGTCGCGGTTTTCTTAACACCGCGACAACACATACAGGTATGCATAGCGTCCATCACCACGGTACAACCGTGGCACCTAGTGCCCACAAACATAGCGTCAGCTATCTGCTGGGTCAGTCGCTCCTGTATTTGGAACCTATTGCTCAGTGCCTCAACCAATCGGGCTATTTTTGATAGCCCGATCACTTTGCCGTTCGGAGAGTAGGTTACTGTCGCCGTCCCGATAAAAGGAAGCATGTGGTGCTCACATACCGACGTGAATTCAATGTTAGCGACGGTTACCGGCATTTCTGTATTACTGTCGAACAAAACGAACAAATCTTGGATTGGAACATCATATCCATTAGTCATATCTGCCAAGGCACGGCGTGCTCTATCGGGAGTGGCATGTGTATCTTCTCCCCAAGCTCCACGTCTTTTCAGAAGATCCTTATAATCACACATCGCCCAGAACCTCCATACGTTCTACGCATGCTCCGCATTTCCCGCAAGGCTTCGACCCTCCCTGATAGCAGCTCCATGTCTTGCTATAGTCTACGTTCAGTGACTTTCCGATAGCGACTATCTCTTTCTTGCGAATATGGAGATAGGGCGTAAGTACGCGATGAACATGCCCCTCTGTTGCTATGCGAATAGTTTCTTTCAGTGGATTAAAGAAATCTTCGCGACAATCAGCATAGACAGCATAGTCGCCTGCGTGGGCGGCTAAGGCAATACCTGAAGCACCTACACGGCATGCATGAATAGCCATCAAAGTGGCGAACAACATATTGCGACCGGGAACGACGTTCTTCTTCATTTCGAGAGATTCGTAGTGTCCTGTCGGAATAGCGACATCGTCACTGGTCAATGCTGAAGGTATTTGGTAAAAAAAGAACGCTTCTGTCTTACGAAGAATCAATCCGTTCTGTGCTGCGTGGTATTCTGCCAAGGGCCACTCTTTGTGTTTGTGTTTCTGCCCATAGTCGAAAAATATAGGGAACACTTGATGACCTTGTGAGAGAAGGTCGTATAGTAATGTGACCGAATCCATCCCTCCGCTAAGTGCTATAACTGTTTTCATAATCAATCTAGTCCTAAATGCTTGTGCAACTGAAACGAAAAACGGCTGCCGGTTCGCATGCAATATGCTAACGCTGCTTTCGTGTTCGCTGCGTTAATCATATCGTCGCCTGAGTCGAGCGGCTGTGCCCACACTATAGCACCATCCGGGAGCGTGATTTTGACTTTTTTTCCTAAAATACTAAAAACATTTCCAGCGTCGTCTAGTGTACCCTCTCCTACGACTAGCTTGTAGTGCACGTTCGGGTCGGCTAGAAGGGACGGATGTATGTGTGAAGTCTTCGGACTGCAAACTATTGTCACGTCCGGTGGAATATCTGCGACCGACCGGGTTCCGTTGGTTTCTATTTGTACATGTACATCGGAGTATCCGTCGGCCAACAGTCGTTCACATAGTTTAGGGACAGATGCCTGCCGGAGAGGCTCGCCTCCTGTGATTACCACCAATCTGCAATTATGCTTCTGACGCAATTGGCTTATATCGCTGACCAATTCCGTTACGTCATAGACTTGTCTATTTGCTGTGTATTCCGTATCGCACAGGGGACATTGTAGATTGCAACCTGCTAGCCGAACAAATACTGCGGGGCAACCCGCATACGGACCCTCTCCTTGTAATGTGTGGAAAATGCTGTGGACGAAAACAATAATTTCGCTATCCGTGTCACGTTCTGGGGGTTGTGTGTTCATCGTATGCCTTTTGTATAATAGGTAGTTTGGCGTCAGGGTAGCGGGAAATTCCGCTGCCGTCGCAGGTGTCTGCACCTAGCAATAAGTAATGCACGTATCTCTTGGTATGGTTGACTCTTCCTATGTGTGCGTGTTTACTTCTTATCTTGGCCTCTATGATTAAATCAGAAGCGGCTGCTGAATCCTTCCAAGGATCTTTACCTCCCAGAAACAAACAATCAATTAAATGCCAGGGGATATCGAGATCCTCCATGCCGTCCTGTGCTACCAACGCTATTCGCCATCCCTCCAGTTCTGGGAGATAATGATAGAACATTTCTAGAGTCGTCTTGGCTTGGCCTACTAAGTCAGGACAGCAGACGAATCCACAAATAGAAGAGGCATGTTTTTCTCGTCGCAACACGGACAACCATCTTGCATACCTCAATCCGCTATACGCTCCGTTGTCGATAGCGAACACGTCAGACCATCTCCTATAGCCAGTAAGTGGCGTTATTAGTTGCCCGGCTACTATGTCAGGATGCGTCTCGACATATTTGGATTTAGTTGCGGATACGTCTAGTAGGTATCGCATCGGCTTTGCCACACTACTGCGGAAGATTGAGTTTCCTGAATTCGTATCTTAACTACTGGAACTTTATGATAAAGTAGGTGACCTGCGAGCTTGTAGCACAGAAACTCTACAGTAGGATCTTCGTCTGGATACACTTCGTTCAAGTCGTTGTGGTCCCACTTCGAGAGCAATCCGGCCATAGCTTCCTCTAGTCTGGAAAACTCTAGAGGATTTTCTAGACTAGTAGAAGCCCATACCGTAACCGTATAGCTGTGTCCATGCTTCCGAGAGCACTTGTGTTCCGGCCCAAAGCATCTAACGCTATGGGCCGCATAAAACACTGTCGTTTTTTCAACCGTTAACATCAATCACCTCCGCACTTACGCAATAGCAGCAACCGTCACTCTTTACCCGAATCATGGTCTCGCATACCTCTATCGGAGCTGCGTACCGCAGCACATTAGGTAGGACTTCCGGGTTGGTTTTCACCAACAACGTAGGGCCGGTATAGTCTAAATCCCTATCCTCTTCGAACCAACCGCTACCACTATCTGCCCGAACTAACAGGTTTCCGTTTGATAAGGTAAATTCAATCTGCTTTCCTTCCGCCTTTTCCGCGACAAACGGCATCGCCCTGGCGATGATATCCGCGACGGATACCGGCAGCAATACAGACTGCTTGACAGTCTCCGTAAAGATGGTGCCGATGTTCGGGTACGCTTCGGCTATTAGCCGAACTGATACTATGACACCTGCATAAGTTCTGAAGTGAACCCAGTTATCGCCATAGGCGATAGCCGCTAGCCCTAACCCATCTAAGCCTTTCAGGCTTTCGGCTCTGACTAATACCGATCCCTCTTTGCGACCTGTCGCAACTAGGAACCGGATTGCCTGACGGCAATCGGTAGCCTGGATGCCTTTGGGACCGAATGCTACACAAGTCAAGGCAAACGTAGCAGAATCTTTTGCCGCACATGGTGCGACCCTGGCTATGGCTTCCCCGAAGATCGGCGGAAGATCGACGTACTCTGTCGCTTGCTCGACTTCTTCGAGAGGCAGGACGATATCGTCCATCTTTGGGATCTGTTGTTTCCGGCGGTCGGAGCCGCCCTTTAGCTTGATCTTGTCGGCTTCGCAAGTGATCTCTATTTCGTCATCAGGGGATTTGCGTAAGGTTTGCAGTAGGGTTTTCGAAGGAACGGCGCCGTAGCAGTCAAAAGGAACGCCCTCGGCGTTCGCTAGGGGACTGGAGCAGCATATCTCACCGTTGTATGTATGGACAATTCCGTTCCGGAATACGAAACAGGAACTTTGCTCCATGTTGTCCTTGCTACTTAGCCCCAGCGAACACGCTTCCAGCGTGCGTAGCAAATCAGCTCTAACGAACTTCATCGGGAGGGCTCCAGCGGAAAGTAATGGCGTTGCCATTCTCAAGTTCGGGATACTTGTTCGTTTTTATGGGAAGCTCGGCCATAAAGCCGAGCGACCGGAAAAACAACTGCATTTCGGTATAGTCTTCAGGCACATCGGCTTCGTATTCCTGGATGCCGTGCAAGTTGCCGGTTGCGTAGATCGGCAATAGGATTCGGGTGCCGATACGGTTACGACGTACTTCTGGGTGAATAAGGATTCGGGCTATCCGAATCACGGGGCGGTTAAGCACCGCCGCGACCACTACACCGACGATGTTGTTGGTAGCGCCGTGAACGGCGACGACAACTATGTACCGGTTGCGTTCATCCTCAACATCTAGCTTCGATGCCCACCATCTACGGGTTTTCGGGGCTTCGGAGAACAAATGGTCGAACTCCTCGATACCGGGGAGATCGACCATTTGGGCCTCTCTGTAGTGCGCAAAATCGCTGAGACTTGGCTTATCGTCTTCCATTTTCAATCGCAGATTTGAGTAGTGTTTTGAACGAGGTGTCCGTTAGGAACAGGTCGTAATTATGCGCTATCAGGGCGTCCTCCGGCGATTCTTCGCCGAAGTCGCTGACTAATCCCAGGGCCGCCGCCGGCATCACGATTACGGCGTCCCGGCGATCCCGTTTATGGATGACGGCCCAATATGGAGTACCAGCGAGGGATGCCGATTTCTTGGCCTGATCGATAAAGTCCCAGAAGCCTCCAGAAGTCTTTTCATAGAGATCCGCTACGCTAACTCTGGGGTAGCCTCGCTTCAGTTCCCAAGTCGTGTAATCCAGCAGCACTTGAGCCTCGCCGCACTGGGCGGCAATATCACCTGCTGCATTGATTGTGGTCTGCCCGTTCTTAGCCCGTTGGGTAGCCCTACCGCCCGACTGACTGGATCTCCAGAACCAATCATCATTAGTTCCGTCGCTCCACCACAGCGAGATTTGGCGGCACACGTCTCTTTCAAACTGGCCACCCTTGCCATGCCCTTTAGCCATTGTTAATGGACTCCCACTTGGCCTTTAGATCCGGCTTTTGTTCGATCATCTGCAAAACTTGCTCCCTGCGGTACACGGAAGCATAACGAGCGTGGTTACGCTCACTCAGCGTTCCACAAAGGAACTGAAGCAGATGCCGGTCCTTGATACGCATTACATGCGTAATCATCTGTGGCCGGGGCTGTTGTTTCTTCTCCAGCTTGTTCCAAATGCGTAGGTTCCGGCGAACCTGTGCCTTCAGTTTGATTTCATCCTGCTTTCGGATGATTTCTTTCAACCGTTTCTTCTCATTCATAGCTAGGCATTCCTAATTCGTAATAAGCGCCGATGTTATCGGCTAGTCGCAACCATTGAATCTTAGTAGTCTGCTCGACCAAAGGTTTGATTTCCGCACCCTTGAGCGGCAGGTATACCAGCGGCATGTTCTTACTATAGACCGATAAGTTGTCTACAAAGGTCTTGTATTTGGAATTTTCTTCCTTTATTTGACCCCGTAGCCATTTGCAGGCGGTCTTCTCCGCAACGCCCGGCAAGCCGGGCACATTGTCACTATCGCATCCTGCCCATGCCTTAGCACTTGCCCACTGTACCGGTGGAATGTCCCATTCCGTAATGAAATCGACTTCGGTGTAGAGATTACCCTTAACCGGATTATAGAGCCGAACATTCGGCTTTAAGCACTGATACAAGTCCTTGTCGGACGATACCATTACAAATTCTAATTCCGGATGCTTTTGGATGGCTGCCGCCATCATGTCATCGGCTTCGTAGCCCCTCTGCATCAGAAGGTTCTTAGCACCCATCATGTGCAATAGGCCAGGAAGCTGATCGATTTGCTGATACATCCCTTGACGCTTCTCAGCGTCACTAGGACTCTCTTGGGCTCGCTTGGCTTCCCGGTTGCCTTTGTATTCCGGGTAGAGTTCCTTCCGTTTGCTGTGTTTGGAATCGAAGCAGAATGCGAGATTCCAAGTATCGAACCGCCGCTCTAGCTGTTCGCAGGTCTTCCATATCTGGAAGAGAGCACCCGTGAAACGGGTAGGGTCATCTGGGTGCGTCAGATCGCCAACGGTAAACAGGGCTCGGTGCCCAAGATTGTTTACGTCGATGAGGATAAACGGTTTACTCATAGCGGTTTTTCCGAATTACTTGCATTTGGCTCATGTAGTCCGCGAAGCTGGCTGTCAGGAGATCCTGAAGCTGTGCTTCCTTATCTTCGGCTTCGATGCGAGAGATCAACTCTTCTCGGTAGTAGGTCTTCTCTCCAAACAGCTCCGGTATCTTGTACCGTCCGCCGGTAATGTACTTATTATCGACCAGCCACTTAAGAGAGCTGCCAATATTGTCGATGCCGTGCGTCGGGTAGAACTCCTCGTCGAATATTAGCTTCATCCCATTCACCCGGTTCTTGTGAACCTTGACGGCTACTTCGTCGCCGATCTGGACTTTCTTTCCGTTGATTTCCCTCTCGATCTTAGTCTTTAACTTGGTTTCGAGTTCTACGTGAGCCCAGAACTTGATAGCCCGTCCGCCCGGTACAACGTCCTTCGGTGAGTAGGGGTTGGCTTTCTGTACGTTATCCCGGTGTTGACTAATTCCTATCAAGATAGAATTAGTCTTAACCAGCTTCGGCACCAGTAACCGCAAGCGATTAGAGTGGATCTTACCATGTTCCATTGCGTAGGAGCCGTCTGGATCTTTATCCTCTGCCCGTTTCTTGCTGTCATCTCCGATCTTTTTGATCGCAGACGCCGGTAGCCATGCTTCGAAGGAATCGACCACGATTACCGAAGGGGTCTTAATGATCTCGTCTAACGCATCGTAGAGGTGATCTAAGCTCTTTGCCTCCATCGCCTCTAGCTTCGCAGCTAGCTTTGATCCGAAGAACTTCTCGCAGTTGAAGTTCGACCCGTTCTCCCCGTCGAATATGACGCATCGATGATCGGCGTAGAGCGGCGAGTTCGCCGCCTCCGCCATTAGCATCTTGGCGTGAAAGGACTTGCCGCTGCCTGAATCCCCGTGCAACCAGACAAACATGCCCGGTGATACGGACTTACCGATCTGTCCGGAGACATGGAGATCCATCACATCACATCCAAGGCTCAGGTCTGGGGATGATAGTGCCGTCGTGGACGGCATCGCCGCGACGGCGTCTTCTAGTTGTTCGATATTTGATTTCTTAGCCATTGTTTTCCTCGATAAAAAAAGCCGCCTGCCTATCGCTAAGCAGGCGGCCCAACCCACCAACACACAACTCACCAGTTGTACTACTTATCCCAGTCCGCGTCAAACGGTGCCGAGTCATCGGCTGTGGCGGCTATCGCCACAGCCTCTTCCTTAGCGGCCTGAACCGCTTTGCTTTGTCCTGCTGCTGCCATTGGCGAGCAGTCGATAAATCGACTCTTAGCCTCGTCATACGGTAGCTTCTTGAGGCAGGCATCCAGGTCAACGGCATCCTTGATAAGATCCGATACCTTCACCGTTTTACCGGTAGATAAGGTGATCGAGCCGCCGTGCTTGTCGAAATCAAACGACGTAGCCTTATAGAACGTCTTACCCTCGAAGCTAGCCGCTTCCCAGTTGAAGGTAATAATGCTACCTTCAGTCGGATGCATGAAAGCCTTAGCATGCTGTTGATTCGGTCGCTTCGCCTTGTTGACGGCGGCCTTCATCAGTTCTTCGGTGAAGTTGCGGTACGAGTGATCGAGTACCAGCAACTTCTCTACAGGCGTGTCGTCGTAAGTGACAACAAAGACGTTGAACATCCCCAAACGCTGTGCGCGTTTCTTGATGTTGTGTGACCGAAGATAGTCTTCGATAGGACATTTCTCGCCGAACGTCTGAACACAATCGAAGTAGCGGTTCTTGCGATCTGGTCCCAGATCCCGGTGCAAGTAGCAATCTCGTGTGTAATACAACTTTCCCGGTTCCGTCCGTGGGGAGTTCGTCGTGACATAAGGCACGACGACCAACTGGACTAAACCCGCTTTATCAACCTTCCATCGGCGATCCTTGGGAATATCGACAGGGTAATAACTCTGTCCGCCTCCCATACGAGAAAGTTCGCCTTCTAAATTCAAATCATCAAATTCGTTACTCATCCGAGTCAACTCCGTATTGGCCGGTTGTAAATCCACGAATCACCAGTTCGGCCAAATACTTACTGGCGCTTCGTTTAACGTCGAGTGCGTTAACAATAGCTTTTGTGCCGTTCACGGCAAGTTTAGCTTCGATGACTGCATCTGTCAACGCAACCACCTGAGCATCACATTCAATTCGGGAGGCGATGCCTCCCTCAGTAACTTTCGCAATCCCGTATTCAATTGGATTGGCACGTATCTTCAAGTCCAGTTGAGCCTTGAACAAGTTCAAGGCTTGTTCGGCCTTGTGTTGCTTGTACAGGTCGCCGGCAAGAGATGCCTCCCATGCCCCTGTGTCGCTAGCTAGCGACGATAGGGCTTCGGGTAACTTGTCTACGGTAAGGTCTAAATCTACTGTTTTCGTCATTGTATCAATCCTCGTTGACTAGGTTGGTCATGGGCTAACGGTAATACTATAGCTACCTACTTGCCCAAGCAAGGTAATAATTTGCCAAAAATCCCGGTTTTTTTGAATCGAAGAACGGATTC